CGTGCGTTGGGGTTCATGGTCCGCTGAGCCGCTCCCACCTTGTTCGAACTGTACCACTCCAGCTGGGTCACGCTGAGCGGGTCCGTCAAGTTGTAGGTCAGGCCAGCGGCCATGATCTCCTTGACGATAGTCAGACGCTGGAGACCGACCTGGACGACTTCCTGGTCAATCAGAACCTGCGCCTTCTCCTGCAACGGGGCCAGCGCCCGGAACAGTGGGTCGTTCTGGGCCTGTTCCAGCAATCGGATGCCCGGTGCTCGCATGGCTGGCACCGACCATCCACCCGTCTCCGCCAGCGCCCGTCCCACCAGGTCGCCCAGAGGAGACTTCGCTGCTCCACCTTCCATCAAGTAGCGGATCTCCATTAGAGCACCTCCACGCGAACCCGAGTGAGAGCAGAGGCGGTCTTGTTCTCCAGCGCCGATGCGATGGGAGCAGTGGTTCCGACCTTGAGGGTGCCGTCACCCGCCGACTCCAGCTTGTTGCCAGCGACCACGGTCTGACCGCTGTTGATGAATGCCCAGACGTAGGTGCCGGACTGGCCGACAAACGCCTCCACGAGATCGTTCACTGCGTAGGCGTCATCCACGCCCTTGTTGGCCATGAAGTGGCCTTCCGCGAAGATGGGTGCGGTGACAACTGACGCCGTGTTGTGCTTGCGGAACCGGATGATTCCCGCGTTGTTGAACCGGTCGATGAGATGACCGGGCGTGATCGCCTCGGAAGCCGCAAGGTCGTTGATATCGACCTTGCCTCCACCGAGGTGGATCTTGTTAGGATCGAGCCTCGTGATTGCCATAGTTCCTACTCCTCTGTTGATCGACTTCGGTGAAAGACGGGAATGCTCGGTCCGTCAGTTAGTGCTTGCGCTGCTCCGCCAGTGCCTTGAGCCCAGGTGCGTAGGGATCAGGCGGGATGGTATGATCGACGGGCGGTGCCGCCGCACGCGGGAAGCTCAGGCCAGTGAAGACCGGTGCCGGCGCATCGATCTTCGCGATGGACGCCAGCTTGCGCAGGTGCACCAGGTCGAGGGCTTTCAGTTCGTCCTCGGTGTACGCGGTCTGCGCCGTCTTGAGCTGGGCGACCAACGTGGCCGTGGCCGTCGCGTCTTCCGCCTTCTTCGTCTCGATGAGGGTCTTGAGTTCAGCTGGCGCCACGGCCATGAACTCTTCGACCGTCAGGACCTTGGGCTCCACCGGCTTCACTGCCGCTGCCGCTGCCTTGAGATCGGTGGCTTCCTTGGTCGCGGTCTCCGCCGTCTTCACCGCGTCTTCGCGCTGCTTGGTTGCGGCCTGGAGGGCTTCCAACCGCGCATCGGTCAGCGTCTCCAGCGTTGCAGCGTCACCCTTGAATCCGCTGCAATCGCACGCGGCAAGGGCTTTGATGGTTGCGTTCCTCTCGTCCTTCGTCATGTACGTATCTCCTTCTTCAATGATGGGAACCGCCCCATCGTGATTGTCGTTCGCCTCTGCCGCCTTGATCGGCACTTCGCCCTCGCCCTCGCATGTCTCGCACGGGTTCCCATCGACCTCGCCCGAGCCATCGCAGGTAGGACAGTCTTCCATCTTCGCAGCCGCCATGAGCCGCATCCCATTGCACTGCGCACCGAGGGCGGTGGAATGGTCGTGGGCCGCGTGGGCGGCATCGTGCATTCCCTGGATGGACTTCATCGTGTTCTTGCTGATGGTCTTCCCAACCAGCGTCTTCGGCTCACCACCCTCTTCCATGTAGCGCGGAGGGTAGGCCGGGTCTGGCGCCAGTTCCTTCCAACAGAGACTCTGGACTTGCATCAGCGCAGCGGCCATCGACCCACAGAGGACCGCCAGTGACTCCATCTGGGAGCACTCAGTCTCCTCCTCGGCTTCTTCTTCCGCAGGCGTCTCGGTGGCCGCGTCTTCTTGCTCCGCTGCGACGAGGTCATCGACCAGCCCCGAGGCGCTGTCCCACTGCTTGCCCACGGCGTCCATCAGATCGCGCATCGTCTGATACGTGATGAGCTCAGCGGCTTCTTCGCTTGCGGCTTGGGCTGGCGTGTCGAACGCGGCTGCGGCCTTGACCCACGCCTCGGGCAACTTGTCCGTGAATGACTTCCCTTTGCGCTGGGCAATCGCGATGATGCGCGCCTTGACCGCGTCTGGGTTCTTCGCCTTCCCAATGAGATGGGCGGCAGCGGACACGTCTGCCGGCTTCACAATGGGAAACGAGGTGCCTGGCCCGGCAAAGTCTGAATCTTTGAGTTTGTCACGTTGGGACTGTGGGATGTCGCGGGCGGCACGATGTGACTTGGTCATGGATTGTCCTTCTGCTCCACGAATCTGTGACTTATGGATAAGTTCGGCTCCGCCTGAATGTCCGAAGTCTACCCTGTAGTGGTCATTCTTGAGAGGCTCTTTGACGGTGCCAGTCATTCCATATCGGATGTGACCTACCATCGACCCTTTGACTTTGGAGCCGACAGCGTGTGGCCCTTTCCTAGAGTCCTTGGAGTCCTTGGAGTCCTTGGATCCACCGCCACCCGTGTACTGATTGATACCCTCGGGATTCGAAGCGCCACGCAGTTCTTCCTCTGCGGCTTCCGCCATCCGATGGGTTCCACAGCCCATCTCGATACTGCATGCGCCCTTCGCATTCGGAAGGAACGCGAGGTGGTCCCCAACGATGTCGGTCCACTCCGCCAGGTATCGCTTGCCTCGATGAATGCCTTGCCGCGCCAGCGTCTTGACGAACGCGCCCACGCTCAGTTCCGTCGTCTTCCCTGCGCGAAGGTCCGCCAGGAGACCGTGTTGCCCGAGGGCTTCCAGCTTGGTGACATCCACCCAGGCTTCCATTCCCAGATTCTCGCCGTTCATCGCTGACGCGTAGATCACGCCGAAGCCTTGCGCGGCCAGCACCTCCGGCTCATTCGCACTGATCTGGCGGCCATTGCGAACCGGGTGGCCGATGACGAGTGGGCGTCCATTCCAGGTGGACGCGGCTGCGGCCAGTCGTTTCGCAGAGACGAACTCAGGCACATCCGCGTTGACGGCGTGAATCACGCCCTCGCGCAACGCCACGCATGGGATGACGAGGTGCTCACGACCTTCGTGGGTGATGGTCCGGAGGGGCGCACCGTTCGTCCGGAAGTGGAGCGTGCGAAGTTCTGTCTGCATCTGGGCACCCTTGAGCGGACTGAGCGTATGGTGATACGCCTCGAATGTCGTACCACGCGCGTTCTGGACCGTGGCCGTGGGGATATGGATGTTCCCACCCTCGTACATCCGGACCCGCTTACCCGTCTTCGTGGTGTCCGTGACCTTGTGGGCGTTGGAATGCGGGTCCACAATCTTCACGTCCATACTGCCTTCGACCTTCCCATCCGCTGACTTCCCGTCGAAGCGTGCCGAGCCGCCAGCGGTGTACTGATTGATACCCTCGGGATTGGATGCGCCGCGAACGTGCCTCATGCGACAATCCCTTCCGTACAACGGCAATTGGGATGGAGTGGTGGACCGTCTCCGCCTGGGTCTGGATACTCGCCATCCAGATCGCGCGTCTCCCCATCGAGGTCATCGCACTCGTCGCAACAACCCGAGGTGGCAATCCAGCCGACCTGCGCATCAGACGGGAGGAGTCCATCCTCAACCGCCTGGTCCCAGGACTGGCGCTGGCCTTCGTTCGCAGCGGCCATCGTCTCCGTGCGAGCTATGAGTTGCGCACGAGCATCACTGCCAACCGCATCCGCGATATCCTCGAATGGGTCGTCCCCAGACTCCAGTGACCGCTCGATGGCCGCTGCGATATCATCCCGTGTGGTGCTACTGATGCCTTTCGCGAGGTCTGCGGCGTGTTCCTTTGCCCACTTGATCGCCTCTGGACTCTTGATGTCGAAGCGCATGGTGATGGGCCCAATCTTCTTGACCAGCGGGTCCGCTGCCGTCCGGAAGGACGCATGACGCAACGTCTTGGTCAATTCCGCCGCGCCAGCCGTCCCACCGGCACCCACTGCCTTCAACAGTTCCGAGGGTAACACGTCCAAGAGGGCTTTGCGAACGGCAGTGGCGCCCGCGTCCGGAGCCGTCTTGACTGACTTGCCCTTCACCGCCTTGCGCCCTTTGTTGAACGCATACTGGACTGCGACCAGGAAGGGCTTATACCGGGAGTCTGCGGCCTTGTGGACGGGGCGATTGTCCCGGGTGGTAACCGCGAGGGTGCGGAGATACGCCACCACGAGTCGCGCCGCACGATCCGAGGGCAATGGGAAGTCGAGCATCACACGTCGTTCTGGGAACGAAGGTCCAATGGGTGCTTGGTGCCGAGAATCCGGTCAATGACTTCGACGTTGTTCGACTCGATGGCGGCAGTCAGGGCTTGGAGAAGGGCCACATCCTCCGCCGTCTCTGCGGTGCGATACTTGGTGTGCGCCCGAATCGAGTCCAGATGTTCCTTGACCGTCTTGCCCGACTTGTAGCCAGAGTGCTTGTCCACATACGGTCGGTTCTCGTTGAGTTTCCCGAGGTGGTCCAGCATCTCCTTCTTGTTGAACGCGGCACCGCCTGCCGAGCTATTCTCCAGTCCCACCGTCTCCCAGCCCTTGATGGAACTCGATGCATCACGGTAGATGGCGTATTGCCGGCCATCCGGGAACGTCACGTGATGCTCGCCAGGCTCATCCGGAGACTTCTTCACGATGGCGTCCGAGCCGGAGTATTGATTGCCGTGGAACTCGTGGCCCGCCACGTCTCCCGCCGCTTTCAACAAGACGGGCGCAGCATCCAGAGGTGGTGTGTTATCCTGGGCAGGCTCAGTCGTGGCGGTGATCTTCTCCGGAGCCGCAATCGGGACCTTCTGGTCGGGCGTCAACGGCTCCATCCCATACCAGTGCTCACGAATTTCATCATCAGTGAAGACGACGGTGCCCTGGGTCTTGTTCGCGGTGGCCCACTTGTTCGCGCCGTCTGCCTTCTCCGTCTCGGTCATCGCCTCGATGTTGGGCCACTCAATCTGCCAGATGTTCCCCTTCTTGACGGCTGGGAGGTAGTTGTAGTCAATCAGGCGCTGGATGAACGGCTTGACGATGTACGGACCCGCCTCACGGGTCTGTCGCCCACGCACCTGGTCGCGCCAGTTCTCGCGGTCCTGGGATGAGGCGAGTTCGCCCATCTCGCTACCGGTCAGAATGCGCTTGGGAATGCCCGTGGCGCCCGCGATCTGGGTCAGGATGGCGTCCGCTGGGTTGGAGAAGTTCGCGACATCCGAGCCCATGGACTGCAATTCCGCCTTGCGCATGACCATGAAGCGGCGCATCTGGTTCGCATACTCTTCGACCTTCTGTTCCAGTTCGGTCTTCTCCTCTGGACTCAGTTTCGCATCCGCATCGACCTTCAACGCGGTGCCCTGGTTTGCGCGAAGCCAGAACGCCTCGGCACCGCCACCCGTGACCTTGTCCAGATCGTCCAAGAGATTCCACACGCGTTCGAGGGTGGGAGAGCCGTACACGTTGTCGTCCAGCGTCTGGTGCGCGACGTGGAGGACACGCGACCAGTGGACCGTCCGCGCCAGCGTGATGTCGGTCGTATACGTGCGACGGATCTGGTAGGTCGCTGGCTGGCCAAACCGAGGGTCCTTTGGGTCCTCGATGTACGTGTCCACACGTGCATCCGCGTCATCCGCTACCGTCTTGTGGCGATATGAGGTGTTGACTTGCCCGCCACCGCCCGAGAAGGGCTGGAGGAAGATGACATTGTCCGGCGTGCCATTCCCCTTGGGCAGCGGCTGGTCCAGTGCGCCGTCACCCACGCCGATCAGAAGGACCGAGAAGGTGCTCAGTCCCGCCAGGATATCGGTCTTGTGGAACTTCGCGGCCAGACTCAGCCGGTCATCGAGAGTCTTGATGGCGAGTTCAAACGGCGTTTCCACGTCTGGGTTCTCGTCTTCGTAAATCTCGAACCCCTCACGCCATGTCGCCTTCGGCATCGCATCGACGATACGCCCAGCGATGCCACCGCGATTGTAGCGTGCGCGGATACGAGACGTGGTGAGCGTCTCGTCGTATCCCAGCACCGCGTACATGTTGCGGAGGTCGCCAAACGAGAGTCCAGCCTGACGTGCGAACCGCAGCCGCTCAACCAGCAATGAGGAGAGTGCACGCAGCACAACCTCCTGATCGTGTGGGCTGCCGAGGGCTTCAGTGGCCGCACGGAGTTCGTCTGGTATACCCAGCGTGATTCCGTTGATGTCAGGCATTGGACTCTCGTTCAGTTACTCAGTGTCAGTGTCGCGCTCAGTGTTTCGGCTGCGCTCCACCGCCGCTGCCCGGAGGTAGCGTTTGGTCTGGTTTCGGGGCTGTGCCTTCCTCTTCGCCTTCGCCGTTCTCGCCCTCGCCCTCTTCGCCATCGGTGTCTCCTGGGAGTGTGTGGTCCGGATGGGCACCGGGCCGCTGGCTGGGACCGCGCCCAGGCAATCCCTGGTCGGGCTTCGGTCCACCCGGCTTCGGCGGATTGAATCCACTGCCCGGCTTGGGTAGTCCCTGGTCAGGCTTCGGTTTGTCTGCGCTCATTGAGTCTCCTTTTGGATTGGGAGTAAACGGCCATCCACTCACGATACGAACCACCCATCATCAGGCGCACGCATCTTCTCGACCGCATACCGCAGCGAGTCGATGACGTGGTTCTTCTTATCTTCCAGGATGGGCGACACCACGTCGGTCTTCGGGTCCTTCTTGTAGCTGTAGTTCCGGAGTTCGTCAATCGTATGGGTACAACGCGGGTGGACCTTGATGTCGAAGCCCTGGAGGAAGATGACGCCTTCCTTGACGCTGTCTTTCCCCTTCTTCGCGGCTACCATCCGAGGGTAGCCATTGCGCGTCATGTAACTGATGGTCTCCGGCCTGGCGCTGTCCGCAATCGTCTCCCACTCGCGTGCGCGTGGGACGGCATCGAACAACGCCGGCAGGTTATCGATCTCGCACCCAATCTGATACGCCTCGCGATCCACGTGGAGCGTTCGGCCACGCAGGAAACATCGCACCAGGACCGAGGGATCGATGGAGTAGCCCCAGTCGGCACCCTGGTAGAACGTCACATCGTCAGGCGTCTCGAACGGCTCAATCGTCCAGTTCTTGAACACACGGGCTTCGCTATGCTTCTCATAGCCACCTTCCCAGATGTGGTCATACTTGTCGATGTCCCGTGATCGGTCCCACTCCATCTCACCGCGCAGCACGTCGGGGAAATGGGGGTTGTCGCGATACGTGGAGCGAATGACGATGGCGTTGGGCGTGGGTGTGGCGCCTCGAAGTAACTGTTCCACCGGGTCCGAGGGCTGGTCAGGGTTCCACGAGAACCAGAGCTCACTACCCTCGACACGAATGGTGGGGCGCAAGAGGTCCAAGCTGGTCTCGCTGGCCGTCTGGGCTTCCTCGAACCAGGCCACATCATAGCCTTCCAGCGACTTGATGGACACCGCCGTCTGGTTGTTCATGCCCTGGAAGATGATGATTCCATCGAATGGTGTCTCGATGTGGGTGTTGAGCACCCTGAACTTTCGTTCCAGCTTGTACAACTTGATCTTGTCCTCCAACAGTCGTTTGACCGACTGCTCGAGGGAGACTTGATACTCACGAACGCAGACGGCGCGTGTGGACTTCTGGAGGCACCGATGAATGAGCAACTCAGCAAACGTATGACTCTTGGCGCTGCCACGTCCGCCATACAGACCCTTGTACCTTGAGGGCTGGAACATCGGACGGAAGACCGGAGGGATGGACGCCAGGCGCTGTCGTCGTGAGACCTCCTCCTCCATCGCACGCAGTTGCGCAATGACCTGCGCACGGTCTACAACGACCTCAGTGAGTTGTTCCACTATTGGGTCCAAGGACGATGGTACCATTAGTGCGCGTGGCTTCCAAGAACTTGCCCAGTTCCTGGTGCTTCTTCAACAACTCTTCATTCGACAACGATGACAAGTCGTCGGTGTCCTCTTGGACCTTCAACGTGGTCTGTGGACCGTGGCCGGTTCTATCGAGGAGTTTGAACGCCGTGTCTGCGAGCACGCGGTCCGTGGCCGTGGCGAAGACTTCCCGGAGGGCTTCGATAGCCGACTCCTGGAGAGCGAGGAGCGCGCGCTCAATCTGTTCCTTGGCGGCTGGGATGCTCCCACCGTGAAGGACGCAAACCGAGGAGCCTGTGACAGCGGCACGCATGCATGGACTACCACGCTGGGTGATGAACTGACACAGTAACTTTTGCTCGGTGGTGGCCGTGCTCGGGTTGAGCGTTTCGAAGAGGCTACCCATTGGCGAGGTAGACGGTACCTCGACCCGAGGCGGAGCGCAAGCGTGGGCGCCATCCCGATTCCCGAGGGTGTTGACGCCTTACGGATCTGGATCACGAGGGTAATGGAGATCAGTAATGGAATGGGTGCGCGTTTGTTGGGGCATTTCCCTACTATTACTCTTCTTACTCTTCTTACTCTTATTTATATAAGTAGTAATAGGTATACCCCCCCCCGGTAGCCGTGCCCCTTACCCCTCCGGGCACTGCTGGGTAATGGACAGTAAGACGGTAAGATCGCAAAATCCCTAGCGTTTTCGCAAAACGCAGCCAAAAGAAGAGTAAGGGTGCCGAGTAAGAGTCGCCCGATTTCCCACAAACTGCTGAGTAAGACTCCATTTTTAGTGCTCCCACTCTCACTTCTCAAAGTCTAAACTGACCTGCGGTCCTTCGTAGCCCACAACTGTTTTGCCTTCGTGCCAGAGCCGTTTGGATTTGTACCCCAGCCGCTGCATGATTTCGCTGATGCGTATGCTCCCATATCTATCCCTTCTTGGTATCTCTATCTGTAAAAAGTCCCAAATATCGGAGGTTATGACACGCACTCTGCCAGTACTCGTGGCCCCAGCGGCAGCCAACAATCGCATAATGGGTTCTTCCCACGCGTCTCGTTCCCTTCGAGCGTCTTGCCTCCGTCCCGCCTCGGCCCATAATGACTTCGGAAGCCGGATGGACTCTCCTCCTCGGGACCGATGCGCGGCTTCGGCCCATAGCTGGTCACGCACCGTGCGCAGCCCTTTGATATTCAAGTCAGATACTTCCACCGGCCAGAACCTCCGGTTCCCAGTCGGGTCTGTCAAGTAGGTCTGGCTATTCGTGGTTCCCACGAGCACGAATTGTCGAGCGCGTTCCACCGGCAACCGTGCGTAGGCCATGCGCGCTGGGCCATCCACTTGGCGACTCAACATCGCCTTCAACTGTTCAATCTCCGCCTTCCGTTTGCCCGCCATATCCGCCGCTTCCACAATCCATTTGCCCAGTGTACCCTCGATGAGCCGCTGGCTGGAGACATTCAAGGGGAGGTCGTCACAGAACCACGCCTTGTCTGGACATAACGTCGCGAGTGTCGTGCTCTTCTCCACGCCCTGGCCCGACTCCAGCACGAGCATCTCATCATACTTACACCCAGGCTCATCAATGCGCCGCACCGCCGCCATCAAGAAGATCGACGACACCGCTTGCAGATACTCGCTATCCTCTGCCCCGGCATAATCACGCAACCACGTGTTCACCCTCGGGATGCCGTCCCACACCAGACCATCCAGGTATATCTTGACGGGGTGGAATCCATTCTTCCACGCGAGGTGCTTGATGCTCTTCTCGAAGAACTCTGCCGTGGGACGGAAGTGGAACTCACTGTCAATACGAAACCAGAGGTCACTCAACTGGCGGTCCTGGAGGGGCTGGCCACCAATCAACAACACATCACTGAATTCGTTGTAGCTCAATTCCACTTCGCATAGCTCCACCGCCCGTCGCACGTTCTCCAGGCTATCACGGAGAATGACGCCTTCCCCATTCCGCAGGAAGTCTTGCTCACGGCCCAGCCATTCGTGGATCCGGTCCACGACCTTCTTGCCCAGTGGGCCCAGCGATTTCGCTAGCGCCGGGCCACCTTTCACCTTCTCGCGCACATCCGTCAATCGGCGTGCGGTCGATTCGACCGTCATGCGGATGTCCTGGGTGTCTTGGTTCTTCGTGTAGCCCAGGATGGCCTCGCCGATGCGCACCACGTCTTCCACGTCCAGGCCCAGGCGCAACAGCGTCCCAGCATACGCCAGACGCACCTCATGGGTGAACCCTCGGGTCCCGAGGTGGCGGGCCAAGAGCATGGCGATGGCCGCGTGGGTGACGGCCACCTTGAGCACCAGTGCGGCGATATGGGCTGGGCTTCCATCGCGCACGAACTCCAGCGGCTCACGGTGCGCGTCGGTTTTGTCTTCCCAGACGGAGGGTGGCGCCATCGATTGGAGGCCAATGGAGCCGTCCGTCTTCGTGCCTCGAATCTCGATGAGGGTGGTTTTGTCCACATCCTCAAACTTGAATGAGGCGAGTGGCTCATTGGTGGTATAGAAACAGTGGCTGACGCGTTTGCCTGCGCGGCCATATACGAACTCGGTGGTGGGAAGAAGCTTGATGGCGATGTCGATGCCGCCAGGCCAGTCGATATCGATGTCGCTCAGATGGCGTCCAGGGCTGATTTCAACGCCGGTCATCAGCCCCACGCGCATCCCCGGTCGGAAGGCTTCTAACGGATAGGCGGCAGTGGGCCAGTCCTTCTCCCTCGGACCCTTCTGGTCGCCAATAGTGGGCCAGAAGACACAACGATAGTTTTGATTGAGGTAGTAGGCGACGAGTTTGTCGGGCGGGAGTTGTTTGGGTGACGTCATGTCACCAGCATGTTCATCATCACGGGTCCTCATCCTTCCGCGTGTGGATTGAGAAATTTGACCCGGTCATCATTCAACGGGATGAGCGCCGAACAATCGAGGGCGGAGCGACCGCGACCGGGACCGCTACGATACCGGAGTTTCACCCCAGAAACAATGGGCATTTTCAGGATCGTCGTCGCGCACTCCGTCGTCGGACCGAGGCACCGTCCCAGTCATCATTTCGTTTCAGTTTCGTCCCAAATAAGTATTGCGCTCCTCCTCCGGCTTCGCTAGACTCCGTTCGTTACTTCGTTTCGTTACTCAAAAGGAGAGTCTTGATGGCTGACATCGAAACCGTGGAACCCACGACTATCACGCTCACGCTGAAGAAGATCGGGAAGGGCAGGTTGTTCTACGAGAATGAGAACAACCGCGCTGCTGGCCGTATCCCTGCCACCTGGTTCGCGGGTGAGCCGGAGACGGTGGAGATGACTGCGCCGTTTGCTCCGCCGTCGTTGGTGGTGCCGAAGCCGAATGAGACGCCGGAAGTGGCGCAGGCACGCGCCGTCCTCAAGGCGTTCAACGCAGAGCGGAAGGAAGCCCGCGAGAAGGCACGCGTGGCGAAGGGTCTGCCGGCGAAGGGTGAGAAGACGGCTGGGAAGAAGGCGAAGGGCAAGAAGTAAGATCGTCGCCGTCGCGCCCCACGGGAGCCCACCACTCCCGTGGGGTGCGTATCTATTACTTTATCGCCCGCAATGGGCGTGGTTCCCGAAAGGTTGAACGATGTCGTCTGAAGTCTACACACGCGCCCTCCCTCCCACCTACACTGAAACGCTCCGCGACACGTTTGCGCGGACCGCGATGCATGCCCTTCTCCTGGATGGGGAGGAAGGTGTGCAGAACCTCAGTGGTCCACTCCCGTCGATCATCGCTGAGCTGGCCTACGATATGGCCGAGGTAATGATCCAGGAACGGATGAAGCGACTGATGCAACGCCAGGAAACGCGTCACCAGGAACTTCTCGCCCTCGCGGACCTGTCAGAGAACCGAGGTGGGAAATGAAACTGGCCCTTACGATCCAACAGCGTGGTCGTCGCCGTCCGATGCGGTTCGAGGCGGAGTGCTCGGAGTCGCTGACGATTTCCCAGATGCGGCAGTTGTGGGAGGTCGAACAGATCCTCAATGGACTGCCGGCGAACCTGCGTGTACATATTGAGATTTCCGAGACCGCCCTGGGACGGCTGGATATCAAGAAGGAGGAGTGAGATGGAGGACTGTCTCAGCTGTAAGAAGCCCCGTTGTGCGGATTGTGGGTTCTGCCACGAGTGTGATGGGCGGGTCATTTCCGCCCTCCTCGAAGGACTACCGGAGCCGATCCAGGAACTGTTGCTCCACGCGCTGGTCTATGGTGCGGTGGAAGTGCGACGGCCAACGCGTGAAGAGGTTCGGAAGATCACGAAGGAACAGCTGGCTCAGATGGTTGTCGGTGGACGGCCCCAGTGAGCACTATTGTCGAGTTGGATGCCGGAGCCGTCGCCTGGGAACTCCAGCAGTTGGTTCGTGCCTTCCTAGAGGTGGCGCATGAACTGCCGGCGAAGTTCCCACCCGAACGAGCATTTGCCCTCGGGTTGGCGGCGGGAGCCGTGGCCCAGGCACGCGCCCAGTGGATTCAAGAACATGCGCCGGAGGAGACCGTTCAGTGAAACGCAATTTGTCGGCGCTCAACTCGCAACATACGAGGGCGCTCAAGAAGCGTACCAAGCGGAACTTGCAACGGATCCAAGCCACCCTCGATGCGGGTATTGAGGCGGCTGTTGAAACGCCTGTCGTCCGTATTACCATTTCCGGCCCACAAGGAACAGGCAAGACGAAGATCGCAGAGTTCCTTCATGCGGTCGCCCCATTCATCAATCTGCGTGGCAATACGCTCTACAAAACCATCAACGTGATAATCATCGAGGAGACCACCGAGTGATCACGAAGTTCCTAGAGATTCGAGACCGAGGCACGCTCATTCCCGCCCTCGCGATTGAGATCAGTAAGTATGACCATCGCCTCGCGTGGCGTGCCGGCTTTGGGGAGCAGCGGTCTATCCTCTTGCTCAATCTCGCGAAGATGACGATGCAGCATGACCCCTATGAGTGGAACCCTCGCGAGGGTCGCACGATGAAGATAGCCCACCAGTTCATTCGTGAACGGTGGGACGTCATCACCGAGAGTGACGTCATCGACGTGGAGTACATCCTGAGCGAGACCATTTCGAAGAAGACGCCGGAGGTCAAATGAGCAAAATTGACGCGGTGCTCAAATGAGACTCGATGCCCATCGACGGTCGCTGCGACACAAGAACAAGTGCCACCGTTCGATTGTCTGGCTCAACGGCATCGATGTGACGATGCGATGCTTTGTCGCGGATACGCGGACAGGGATGGTCTGGTGTTTCCGACTCAATGCCGCCGGCAAGGAATACGTGGACCGTCGAAGTGACCAAGTGGCGCGGGAACAACTCCATGGGCGCGTGCGGGTCACCCGGAGGGAACGATGACGAAACAGAGTGAGATTCCAAGCAAAGAAGCCAACCGTATCCATGTTCCGAAGGAGCTTGTCCTTGAACAAGGTGACGCGGCTAGAGCACTCTCAGAGGCACAGCAGCAGATCGCCGCACTGACTGGCGAAGTCGCCGCGCTCAAGCACGGGCAACAGGTGCTAATGGGCGAACGTGCACACCTCGTCAAGCAACTAGAAGCCCGGTCTATCGAGGTCAGTAGAGCACAAGACCTGATCTTCCGAATGGGCGTGGAAGCCAATACGCTACTGACTGAACGCAATGAGGCACGCACGCAGCGCGACCTACTGACCGGAGTCAACGCCCGTGTCTCTGACTTGCTCGTGGCTGTGACTGATGAGCGTGACAAGTTCAAGGCCCTGTGGGAAGCGATCCATGCCAGACCTCAAGCGTGAAGCTGAGAAGTGGTTCCTGGCTGGACTCCTCCTCGCGATGGCCGCGTTCATCCTCTGGCAATGGTGGGGACACTGGTGGAACGAATGACCAAGACCTTCGAGACCGGCTGCGAGATGCTTGAGGTAACAAGCATGAATCATCCTGACCCCTCGTGGAGCTACGCCGACAAGGCAGGTCATGTCCATCGTTGGTCCATCGAGAAGAAGGAGGATCGAGTCCAGTATGACCTACCCACGCTGATGTGGATCAAGGATGGGGAAGATGAAGAGGGGTTTGCCCTCGGTCACACCGAATGCCGCGTATGTAGAGAGCACGTGACGTCTGGATATACCGCCGACCTGTATCACGTCTTCATCCCAGGACCGCGATGGTATCGGATCGACGGGCAACGGGTCTCTGCCCAAGAGTATCACATACAGATGGCTGAAGAAGCCGCCAAGAACCCGTCATGACGATCCCACGCGCACTTCTGAAACTCCTCGCACGCCATAGGCTTTGTGTCCACCCGGTCTACGCGGTGGAAGTGTTTCATTTCAGCCGTCCACGAGGCGATGGGACGTATGCGGAAGGCGTCCGGTGCGGGCACCTCTGCAATCTCTGTCTCCACGAGGTGACGCTACCGCAGTGCCCAGCGCATCGGCAGGGTGACATCGCGCATATCGATTCGATCTTTCAACTCTACGTTGTACCCAAGAAGGAGACCCAGTGAGACAAGCAAAGACCCGTCGTCAACACGTCAAGAAGCCAAAGCACTACACGCCACCGGAACGCATGGCCCTTCGGCGCAGTAAACGGCGGAACGGTCCGAGTGGGCTTCGTCGTGCGGCTCGGAGGAAGCCTCTTCAGGACGCCCACGCGGCTGCGCTCCTCGCCACGCCGGAGCCCAGCACGATCATTCCCGTGGCCCTCGATACCTTCCCGTCTGAAGTCCAGCCGGAGGGCCAGCCGTGAGGCGAGTCGGGATCTTCTACTTCTCGCGCATCAAGTCAGAAATAGACCAACAGCGCATCCGAATCAATGACGTGGAATACGGGTTCATTCGTGTCGAGAACATCCTCACCACGGCAGACCTCTCCTCGGTCCTCTCACTGGCGCGGCCACGACGAGGTGAGGTGGTCATGAACACGCACTACTTGGACGAGGAGTCATAACATGGGAATGAACTACATCTTGGACGAAGAGGGGAAGCCGCAACTCTGTAAAAATATCATCGAATGGGCTGAGTGGTTCGAGGGGCAAGATAGACACGTGGCAAAGGACGAGTTCAGCGTCACGCGTGTGCTGGATGGCGATGTGGTGACCGAGAAGATCCTGGTCTCCACCGTCTTCCTCGGCCTGGACCATAGCTTCGGTGATGGGCCACCGGTGCTCTGGGAGACAATGGTCTTCAATGGTGAACACGACCAAGACCAGTGGCGCTACACGTCGCAGGAAGAGGCCATCGCCGGTCACTCGCACGCCGTCCAGGTGGCGAAAGGTGAAGTGAAGGATGACCGGGAATGAGCGTGCTTCTGACGGACCGAGGTGCGACGCTACGTGACCAACCGGACCCCATCCCACCGCGTCCGGTCTGCACGTCGTGTCGGTTCCTCCTCGTGGGCATGCGGCTCTGGCGGTGTGAGAACTGTCTCCGCTACACGACCGGGCAACGGACCCAACCAACGCAACCATCGTTGTTCGAGGATGCATGAGACAACGCCAGCCTTCCCTCTTTGATACGCTCCGAGAGGAGCGCCACAGCGACTGGCGACCGTCAGAGCCACCCCAGATTGCCTCCCGAGGGATCAAAGACATCGTCATGAACGTGGAGACGACGGGTGTGCAGTGGTACGATGGAGACCTGCCCATCAGTATCGCGGTGCGCCTGCCGGACGGCTCCAAGCACTTCCTCCCATGGGGCTATGCCGGAGGGAATCTGGACGAGGCGACGTGCAAACGCTGGGCCCAGCGTGAACTGCGCGACCTCCACATGACGAACATCCATACGAAGTTCGACATCCACCAGATGTACGCCTGGGGTATTGATCTGGAAGCCCAGAACTGTACGGTCAGCGATGTCTCGCACTACGCGGCATTGCTCGATGACCACCGGCTCCGATTCAACCTCGACCAACTGTTGACGGACTACGTAGGTGGAGCCACCATCCCGAGGGTGGATGAAAGCCGGATGGTCGAGTATCATGCGGCGGAGACCGTAGACCGCGCACTGTACCAGGTGGAAGCCGTCCATCAGTTGCGCGAGGTCTTCTGGCCGATGCTCGATGAGCAGAACCTCCAGCGTGTGCGGGCGCTCGAGGATCAGGTCATCTTCCCGGTCTGCGAGATGGAACGGAATGGCGCGCCCATCGACGTGGAGTTGCTCGACAAGTGGATCCCGGAGGTCAAACGACGGGCGGAGAAGGCGTTGTATGACCTGGCGAAGATGGTAGGGTTTGTGGTGAACCCTCGGTCGCCAGCGGACCGCCAGCGGCTGTGGGAGTATCTCCATCTGCCCCTCGAATACCTCCCGTCAGGCGCACCCTCGTTCACCGACAAGGTGGTGGCCCAACACGCGCACTTGCCCGCCGTTCGATTGATGCGCTACGCGGCGAAGCTGTCGAACCTGAACAGTAAGTATCTGACGAAGTATCGCAAGAACGTAGATAGCTGTGGCATCCTCCGCTATGCACTCCATCAGCTGCGGACGACGAAAGACCCGCTCAGCGACCATGGCGGGAAAGCCGGAACCATCACTGGTCGATTCAGCAGCGCGGCGCTGGACGATGGACACGGCCATTACGTCGGGATTAACATCCAGCAAGAGATGAAGGTGGCGAAGCAACGCGTGGCCTTCGGCGTCGATGAGGACGATGACTCGCACGACGATGACTTGTTCCTCATCCGCCAGCTACGCATTCCCGGAGAACGTGGACGGCTGTGGCTGGCCGCCGATGCGATGCAGGTGGAGTATCGCATCTTCGCCCACTACGCGAACAACCCTCGGGTCACCGAGCAATACGAGGGTGAGGTGGAACGATTCTGGAAGTGGGTGGAGGAGGGCCAGCCGAAGGGAAGCCCGAATGAGCCCATCAGTTTCCACAAGTACATGTGGTCGCGCATCAAGCCGCATAAGCCTGACCAGACCTATCGTCAGCAGAAGGATCTGAACTTCGCCTACGTGTACGGAGCCCAGATGCTGAAACAGGCGCTGATGCTCGGCCATATCAGCGAGGCGCTGTACCACCAGATCAAGGATCTCAAGCAGTGGAAACATCCCGCCCTCGCCGCCACGAAGGAAGTGCGCGCCATCTATGACCAGGAACTTCCCGAGGTCCGAGGGCTTCTGGATCTGGCGTCTCATCTGTACATGTCGAAGTGTACGGACCGCTGTCATCGAGGCGACCAACTCCACGCCCAATATGAGCACCGAGGCTACGTCACTACTTTCATGGGACGCCGGAGCCGATCTGAAGAGAACCGGGAAGCGCACAAGGCATTCAACATGGTAGACCAGGGTGGCGCGGCGGACATCATGAAGACGAAGATTGTTGAGCTGCACAAGGCGCGCAAGGATACCGGGCTCATCCTCCGCTACACGGTCCACGACGAGGCGGATGGGGACGTGCCCGACCAGGAGAGTGCGAGACGCGTCAGCCGCGTGCTCAACCACCAGTCGTTTCCCGAACTGCGCATCCCCATCTTGTGGGATGTATCCACTGGCCGCAACTGGAAGGAGTGTGCATGAAGACGGAGACCGAGCATACACTACTGCATGACTTGTTGAACAATCACCTCCGTCCGTTCTTCAAGAACGCGGTGCTCATCAAGCACAACGATTCGACGGCGGGAGGACCCGATATCAGCATGACGTTGAGTGGGCGAACGTCCTGGCTGGAAGTGAAGCACGCGAACCCGGACATCGACCAGACCGACCTTCAGAACCTCACGTGTAAGCGACTCGCGATCCAGGGTGACTGCTGGTATGCGGTGTACGAGGAGCTTGAAAGAACCAAGCGCACTTTGATTGTTCACCCTCGGGATATGTACCCATCTGGGGAATACACGCCCATGTGCCATACCACCGGATTCAACCACAAGTTCATCGTCGCGTTCCTTCGAGAACTCCACCATCAGCCCAGGCGCATGCGCTAACCATGACACCCATCATCGAAACATTCACCGGTCTCCGCGTCAATCCCCTCTTCGTCAAGGAGACGGACATTGTCATCGAGGACATCGCTCACTCCCTCGCGCTCATCAACCGGTTCTGTGGGCATACCCAGCGGCCCAACTCCGTCGCGCAACACTCGGTGTACGTCAGTCGGTTGTGCGATCTCCACGAGGTGAATTGTACCTTCGGCGGATTGTCACGGGGCACATGTTCGTGTGGGGCGAGCAAGGTGGCGCTCCAAGCGTTGCTTCACGATGCCTCCGAGGCGTATCTGGGTGACGTGACGAAGTGGCTCAAAGCCTCGCCGGAGTTTGCCGCGTATCGTCGGGTGGAAGCCACGACGCAGCGCACTATCTATCGCCGGTTTGGGTGTGCAGAGATTCAGCATCCACTGGTGAACATCGCGGACACGCTCATGGTCCGGTTCGAAGCCTACAAGAACTCACCGACCCATGCGATGTTTGACCTGCCAGACTATCCACCGCCCACCATCAAGGAGATGGCCCGCGTAGGACCGTGGGCTCCATGGACGTGGAGACAGTCGGAGGAACTGTTCCTTCAACAGTTTCGCGAACTGCTGGGATCGAACGTCTCCGCCATATGATTTCCCTTTACTTGGGGACCCCTTCCCACTAGGATACTTGGATGCCGAAAGACCGATGGACCGATTTCACGACGTTCGCGAAATACCAACTGACGAGTCAAGACATAGACCCGGCATACCCTGTCCTGCGCTCTGTCTTCCAGACGGAGCACTTGGATGAAGAACTCCAGTTGTGGCGGCTGATTCTGTATGTCACGTATTACCACCTTGGCAGCGCGGAGTTTGCCTGGACGTATCATCCACATCCGTTTGATGAGCGTCTACTCCCAGCCCTTCCGACCGGCGTGGAACGCCGTGGGATGCGAGGGAATGCCGAGGCGGTGAACAAGTTCATCCAGAGCGTATTTCGGAACGCGAAGCCGTATCACTCGTTGAAGGGTTGGGTAGACTTCTCGTTGCTCGATGCGCCAGACCCGCAGACCGGTTGGTGGGCGATTCGGTCTGACTTCGAAGAGGTATGGGGCGCAGGTTCGTGGTCCAGCTACAAGTGGGCTGACCTCTTGAAGAACGTCATGGACTACAAGATCACCGCCAACGATATCGGTCTCGGTGGCGGAAGCGTGACCGCTGGGCCGGTGCCCGGTCTCGCGTTGTTGACTGGGGAAACACTCGAACAATGCGCGACCAATCGCGAACTCCAGGAAGCCTGGTATCAGCGAGCGTTGCGCGCAGGCGTCCCATTCACTGGGCTGGACCAATTCGAGACGGCGCTGTGCGATTTCAACAGTCTCGCGAAGGGCACCTACTACGTGGGCCATGACATCGACATGATGACTGAGAAGCTGCCGCCTGACTCGGTGTTCTGGGCCGCACGTCGTGCCGTCTTCCCAGCTGAACTCCTCGGAGAGATGTCTGGCTGGAATGGACGGCGGATGGACCGGTTGACCGTCTATCGCGATACTGGGCGCGTGCTTGCGCCGACTGAGGCCGTATGAGACTCCGGCCCACGCCCATTGAACCCTATCCCATTCGTGGAATCACGGTCCACGTCAAGCGGGAGGACCTGTGCTGGCCGTTCCCACCGTTGTCCAAGGCGCGTGGCGTCTGGGCCGCCATTGAGCGCCGTCCTACCGCATCCCTCGCCGTGGTGGATACCGGACGGAGTTTGAACGGCCAGTTGGTCGCCACTATTGGTCTCACCCTCGGACGCACCGTCAAGGTGGGCTACCCGAGGTATGCAAAAACACCGAATGCGATCCCTGGACCGGCAATGGCCGTGCAATCCTTGGGTGTGGAGTTGATTCCACTCGCGGCCAATCGTCAGTTCGTGATGCGCTATGCGATGCAGCAGCACCTCGATGCGCTGGAGGGTGAAGAGTGGTTCTTGTTTCCGACCGGGCTGCGGCTTCCGGAGACCGTAGAGGCGGTTGAGGCGGAGGTCCTGGGGCTTCCCCTGGCTCCGGGGACAATCGTCATTCCTACGGGGACCGGGACGCACCTGGCTGGGGTCCTCCGGGGCTTCCCCGGCTCCGTCGTGGCCGTCCAAGGCTATGCACGCGAGGAGACCCGATTCAGGCGTGATGTGGCGCGCATGGCGTGGGGCAAACCGAACGCAAACCTGGACCGGCTCCGCGTGGTGGATCAAAAGCGTGCCTACTTCGAAGTGCGTGCCGGGATGTTGCCACCCTTCCCAGCCCATCTCCACTATGAGACACCGGCCTGGGCATGGCTCAACGTCCCAGGCGTCATCGAGTCGTTGGAACAACCGATTCTCTTCTGGAACGTGGGATCGTAGGGCATGATTACATTCGACCATTGGGACCTCATCGACCACGACACGATGTTCTGGATATTCGGACACAGAAGGAGTCACCATGCAAGCGGAAACGGATTACAACCCGGACAAAGAGCAAGAAGACTTCCAGGAGACCTACGCCTACTTCATGCGCGTCGATCCTGACATGCGTGAGTTCCTCGGACCTATCGAGGAGAAACACGACGAGGTGACTGGACGGGTAATGAAGCAGCGGTGGGCGCGTATTGCCATGATTCGTGGAGCCACCGAGCGCCACGAGACCACGGTGTACCTTGATCCCACGCCTCACATCCGCCAGGCGAAGGGCAAGGACCTGCAAGGCTGGTACAGCGGGAAGGACGACGGCGCGAACGCGGGAAGCCGTGACCGGCCATGCGAGACGGACGCCATCCTGACGCAACCCTACGGCGGGTATTGCACGGTGGGATGCCAGTTCTGCTACATCAATAGCGGCACCCGAGGGTATCGGGGAAGTGGGCTCATCACCGTCCCCACGGACTACGGCGCGCACGTCGCGAAGCAACTCAGGTCGATGGAAGTCAGCGCGGCAGGCTACTTCAGCTCATTCATCGATCCGTTCCTCTCGATTGAAGACTACTACCATAACACCCAGCAGGGCGCGCAGGCGTTCGTGGATGCCGGTTTGCCGGTCTTCTTCCTCAGCCGTCTCCACTACCCTGGGTGGGCCATCGACCTTCTGCGCCAGAACAAGTACAGCTATGCGCAGAAGTCGCTCAACACCTCGGACGAAGACACGTGGCATCGACTCTCTCCCGGAGCGATCAGCCTCAACGAGCACCTGGAAGAGATTCGAGTGCTCCGCCAGGCGGGCATCTACACGTCCATCCAGTGCAATCCGATTGTGCCCGGAGTGGTGGACCATGAGGACGTGGAGCGGCTGTTCGAGCGGCTGGCAGCGGTGGGGAACAATCACGTCATCATCAAGTTCGTCGAAGCCGGACACGCGTGGGCGCGAGCGATGGTCCAGCGCATCCAGGCGAAGTTCCCAGGGCCACGCGGCGACAGGTTCGCGGAACTGTTCACCGAGAACCAGTGCGGCGGGCAGAAGTCCATCCAAGAGGAGTATCGACGCGAAGGCCATGCCCGCTACCAGAAGAAGGCCACCCAGCTGGGCATGACGTATTCCTTGTGCTATGAATACACGAAGCATCCGGAGACCGGGCGGTGGACCTCGATGGGTCCGGAGTTCTTGACCGCTGACCAGTGTCACGGGCATCGCGTCCCGATGCACCGTCGTGTCGAACCAGGACGGTTTGAGCCCATGGAGGTCTGTCCACCCTCGGGCTGTCTGCGGTGCGGTGATGGGCACGAGGAGTCGTTGTGTGGTTCGGACATTTTGACCTCGGCTCCGGCGTTGAGACTCCCAATGCTCCGGAAGCCGTGGAACCTGAAGGTGGTGCGATGATTATCAATCTCCGAGGAACGGGCGGGAGTGGCAAGAGCACGCTGGTGCGAACGGTGATGTCCAAGTATCCTGGACGGACGCCACATTTCATCGACGGGCGCAAGCAACCACTCGCGTATCTCTGTACCCGAGAGTTCAAGCCCCCGCTGTACGTCCCAGGCCACTACGAAACACCGACCGGCGGTTGCGATACGATCCAGAAGCCGGACATGGTGTACGAATTGGTCACGGCAGCGGCCCAGAACGGCTGCGATGTTCTGTACGAGGGTATCATGATCGGTGACGACGTGCGGCGATGCGTCGAACTCTCGAAGGCGCATCCACCGCTCAAGGTCATCGCCCTCTCGACACCCATCGAGGAGTGTCTCAAAGGGATCCAGTCCCGTCGCGACACACGTGGGGATGACCGGGAACTGAATCCCAAGAACACCATCAGCCGTCTGGACCGGTTGAAGAAGTCGATGATCCCGCGATTGAAGGATGCGGGCGTAGACTGCAAGTGGCTCAGCCGCGAACAGGCGTTGGTCGCGGTCCTCTCCGCCCTCGGGTTGGACGATGTATAGCGTGCTCGTGGCGGACCCACCGTGGCAATTCGGAGACTCGCTGCCGGGCCCAGCGAGAGGTGCCGCGAAGCACTACTTGACGATGAGTGTCGAGGAGATCATGCGGTTCTCGATCCCACCCATGACGCCAAACGCGACGTTGTTCTTGTGGCGGGTCTCCTCGATGCAGCAGGAAGCCTTGAGCGTGATGGACGCGTGGGGCTTCACGCTCAAGACGGAACTGGTCTGGTTGAAACGCACCTCGGGAGGGAAGCGTTGGTTTGGGATGGGGCGCACCGTTCGCGCAGAGCACGAGACGTGTCTCATTGGCGTCCGAGGGAAGCCAGAGACGCTGGACAAATCGGTGCGGTCCACGTTTGAAGCCGTCGTGGGCCGGCACTCGGAGAAGCCCGAGGAGTTCTACACCATTGTGGAGACACTGCGAGCAGGACCGTATGCTGAGTTGTTCTCGCGCAAGACGCGTGAGGGCTGGACATGTCTTGGGAATGAGGTGAGCGTTGCGTGACTTGACGACGGCTCCTGAATCGTTGTTCTGGTATTGGGTTGCAGAGCGCCATCGCATCTACTTGAAGCGACAGGCGGGTCATCCGAAGCCGTGGACGGACGATCCCATCCTCCAGTCGTACAAATTCACCAATCCGTTCCGGGAGAACGATACGGGCACGGTCTGGCTGCGTGAGAACTTCCTCACGCCGCATCGTTGGGATGATCCAGCCCTCCTCGCGTTCAATTGCGGTTGGTTCAGGATGTTCAACTGGTGGGGCACCGGTGAGCGGCTCGGCTGGCAGGACGACTGGAACCCGCAGGCGGTCATCGAGATGTTGACTGCGGCGCTGGACGAGGGTGAACAGGTATTCACAGGCGCACACATCGTCTACTCTCGACCAGGCCTGCCGAAGATCGACGCCATCGTGGACGTCTGTACGGACCTGTGGAACCTCCGGGAGACTCTTGCCGTGACCGCACGGACATCGAACCGGCTGGAGGAGGTGTTCAACGTCCTTCGGACCGTGGACAGCATCGGTGGCTTCATGGCCTATGAGATCGTGACGGACTACCGCCACACACGGCTCCTGGAAGACGCCTCGGATATCATGACGTGGGCGAACCCTGGGCCCGGCGCCAAGCGTGGACTCCAGCGACTGAGGATGGCGTCCAAGCCAGACGCGAAGGCCATCGACTCGATGCGCCATCTGTTGCGCCATGGAATCGAGTTGGAGACCGATTTCATCCATCCAGTTAGCTCCGGGGAACCTCTTCAGTTTCCCCATTTCGAGATGCGGGACATCGAGCACTCGTTGTGCGAGTTCGACAAGTATTGCCGCGTCAAGTTCAACGAGGGCACACCCAGAGCGAAGTACAACGGAGGAGCGTAATGGGCTATCCAATGCGTGTGGATCCACATCTGGGTGACTACGTGCGAGTAGACAGTGTACCGGACGCCTGGGAGGGTTCGGGCGAGTCGGAAGAAGACCGGCGCAGCCTCGTGGGGCACGTCGGTCTCGTGGTCGAGGTTGCCCCAGGATGGGAGGGATGCGAGGGTATGGCGTTGGTTCGGTTCCCGCTGGCGTTCACCGAACGTCGAACCGGGCAGCGGAACATCGAGTTTGAAGCGTTGGTGGTCGTGTCCAGTCCGGCACGGCTTCCGAGTTCTGTTCACCAAGGATGATAGTGGTGATTACACAAGGTTTGATTAAGGCGAATCCAACGATATATGCTGGAGTACAATTTCGTTCCCGTCTCGAAGCACGATGGGCAGCTATGTTCGATCTTTGTGGGTGGCAATGGGAATACGAACCCGTAGATTTCAGAGATTGGGTTCCTGATTTTCGCATGACATTTGGATGCGGGCATAGTGAATGCGGGGGCGGTCATTCCTTCTTTGTTGAAGTGAAGCCGTTAGAGGTTCACAAGGAGTTTGAGCTATCAGGTCACCCAGCAAGCAAAGACGACTCTAGTGAGAGATATGGATTGCCCATTTTGTTTCTTGGACTTCACCCTCGCAGCGCTCACTCAGAGTTTTGTCATGGCCATGGAGGAGGGATCTATGAAGGTGCAGGCTTCTTCGATTATTGGACTAGTTGGGCAACTATAGAAGCAGCACTGGATTGGAATGATATGGTAGACGTATCTGGTACACAACCTTACGGCATCGTCGAGTTGTTATGGCGTAAAGCCGGAAGCCAAGTCCAATGGAAGGGTAGATGATGTCTAGGAGGCAGAAGCTGGCTCCCTTCCAACGGGAGTTCATCGATGAGTACAAAAGGGAGACCGGAGGTCTTTGCGATATCTGCGGTGGTGTACCAACAGGAATTGGACTCTGTATAGACCATGACCATGAGACAGGAATGGTTCGAGGTCTTCTGTGCAACGG